GAAATAGCAAATCGGCGAACGGTAGAGTAAAAGCGAGCGGCGGAGGCGTTTTTCAGAAGGAGAACGACAACATGAAGAACGACATCGCAGACATCCTGTTCAAGTACACCACTGGCGAGGCCACACTGGAAGAGACGAACGACGCCTTGAAGGAGGCGGAGGCGGGTTTCAACTTGGAACCGGGCCGCAACGAGATCACCCCCGACGAGATGGCCCTCACCACTGTCGGAGATACCCCGGAGGAGGCCAACGGCTTCGGCCTGTTGGACACCGGCACCGGCAGCATGGAGAAAGTCCACGTCACCAACGGCAAGCTGGACGAGGCGATCAATCAGGTCAACCATGACGGCACGACCAATATGCTGGCCTTCGTCATCATCGGCCCCAATCGTTACGAGGTCAAGGGCGACACCCTGACGGGCTGCTAAAGCCCACCAACACCTAAGCGACTCTTAGATTTAATTCCGCCGACCGCCGTTCGCTTTTGCTCTACCACAAACGCCGAGAAAAGGAAAGGAGGCAGATCATGAGACGCGGCAAGAAGCCCACCCGCAAGCAGAAGATCCGGCTCGGGCAAGCGGGCCTCGCCCCGGAGAACTGGCTGGTCGTGAAGCAGAAAGCAAACGGCGAGCTAATCATTCTGAACAAGTACCACGACACGATCCGCGTCATCCCGCCACTGGCCGGATGAGCTTTGCAGGAAGGAGCAGCAGCATGAAGGAGCAACCGCACATCTGCCCGCTGTGTGGGCGAGCATACGACGAACCGCCCGCGCTGTCGCGAGCGGACAACCAGACAGACATTTGCCCGAGGTGCGGCATGATGGAGGCACTGGCGGCCATGCCGAGGCGGGAAACGCCACAGGAGCGGACGCGGCGGGCCGTGTACGCCACGGGCAACCGCTGGGCGATCGAAAACTTTGAAGCGACCCACCACTAAGCCGAAACGCCCGGAAGGGCGTCACCGGGAACTGCCCCACCCGGTCTGAAGATGGCAGGGCAGAAAGGAATGACGGCAGCATGAGAAAGATCAAGAAGATCAACGGCTTCCTCGTGGTCAAGTTCAACGACCGCGAGAAGCGCGAGTACGAGGGCACGGCCCTCGGAGAGTACGGCGTGATCGACGCGGAGGTCTACACGGGCAATCTGGACATCGACCGGGGCGCGATGGAGTACGACGACGCGGACACGCTGGAGGTGGCCGTGGAGCTGGCACGGGGGCTGGAGTCCGAGGAGGACATCACGGACGAGCCGCCCACCTACACCGCCGCCGTGGAAACGAATGAGAGCTATACCGAGGAGGCGGTGGAGCCCGCCGCCCTGATCGAGGGCTGGACGCGCCGCCTTGCCACGCGGGTCAAGAGCAAGCACTACCCCGACACCGATCCGCGCACCGCCGCGCACGAGCTTTACGGCTTCAAGATGGCGCTGCATCAGATCGGCTTCCTGCCGGAGAGCGAGGTCATCACCGACCCGGACACCTTCGGCGCGGGACGGCTGGACGGCCCCATGCCGCGCAACCCCGAAGAGCTGCTGGCGTTCGTGTGCGACGAACGGTGCAAGAACCGGGCCGGACACACGCAGGAGGAGCTGGACGCCATTTGCGCGAAGTGCCCGCTGGGACAGCTCTACGAGGACGCGGAGGCACAAGACCTACGCATCCGGGAGCGGAGCGAGCGAGCGCTGCGGGAGCACATCGAGGGCGTGAGGCACGCTGAGGACACCCTGACCGCCCTGCTTGGCGGGCATGAGGCGCTGGCCTACCTTGCGGCGCTGCGGGACGGACAGATCCTGCAGGAGAACGAGTGCGAGCACTATGCGGCGCAGATCGCCGAGGCGGGCGCAGCGTGGGAGACGGTGCTGGAGGGCGTGAGCTTTGAAGACCTCTCCCGGCTGCGGCACCTGCTGCGGGAGGTGGACGAATACACCAAGTACGGCGGCGAGCTGTTCAACGGCTTCCGGCACGAGACAGAGCGCATCCCGGCGCATCGGCTGGAGGAGCTCCACCAGTTCGGGACGGCGCTTCTCGGCGAGTGCCCGGAGAACGACTGCACGATCTACCGCAATGTGTTCCGCATGGCGGTCGACGTCGACGGGCAGATGGGCAAGCTGACGGGCCACGCGAGGGAGACGATGCAGCGGGAGTATGATCGGCTGCTCCGGGAGCTGAACCGCCTCTACACCATGAACCACGCGGTGAAGAAGTACCGGGAGGCGCAGCATGACAGGACTTGAACTGCTCAAGGCCCCGGAGGCCACGGCGGGCGAGATCGCGGACATCATCTCCGCACCGTGCCCGCCCACCATCCCCGCCCACTGCGACGGCGTGAGCTGCCGGGAATGTTGGCTGACATGGCTGACAGGCGAGCCACTCAAAGGGAAAGAGCCGCCCGACAAGCGGACGGCTCCGGATGATGCTCCCGCCTACTACCATCCTCCAGTGAAAGCAATCCGAGAGGCGGCGGAGAGGATCAGGGAGGGGCGCATGGAGTACGCAGCAGAAGCGCTCACTCGCCGCTCCGCTCCAGAAGAGCCTCGACAGCCTTGAAGGCGTAGGCCCTTGCGACTACTGACGCCGCATAATAAGTTTCCCGGCAGACGGCAACAATCGCCGCCTTCTGGGCCTCGGTGAACCCAGCGTCAACGTGCTCGCCAGAGTCGAGAATGGCAGAGCGAAGACGCTCGCCGAGAATAGACCAGTCAACGTCGCGGCTCTTGTCGACCTCGTCGAGTACACGCTCGACGGCATCAAGGGTAGCATCAGCCATAGACAACACCCCCTCCCCGGGCAGCGGCCCAGCTCCATTATACACGATCGGGAGGGCAAAGGAAAGGAGCAGCAGAATGTTCAGCACAGAAGACCTCAAGACCGCGATCGGCGCGACCGTCATCGCACGGCGAAACGCGGCGGCGCGGCTGCGGGAGGCGGGCAACCCCCGCGACCCGTTCCGGGCGCTGCCGGGGATGGAGCAGCAATTCTTTGAAGCGGCGCAGAGCGTGCGCAGCTACGACCTCGTTCTCAACTTACTTGAGAGAGAAGTGAAGCGGGAGGCGCGAAAGCGTGCGGGGCGTACGGCGCAAAGCGCGGCGGTGTTCCTTATCACGGCGGGACTCATCATCCTCGCAACGCTGGGCTTCGCGGCGGCGCTGCTGCTGATGCGCTGCCCCGTCCCCGCCGTGAGCGTCACCGCGTTTATAGGTGTGGCAGTCTCGCTGGGCTGGGCGGTCATTCGGAAGTAAGTCTAAGAACGATGAGAAAGGAGGGCAAGCGATGAGAGGCCCGAAGAAACGGCTGACGCCGTTCGGGAAGATGGTGGTGAAGGCGCTGGCTGACCGGGATATGAGTCGGGCGGAGCTGGCGGCCACGGTGGGCACAAGCCCGCAGTATATGAGCTACATCCTGAACGGAACACGCTCCGGCGAGAAGTACCTCCCGGCGATCATCGCCGCCCTCGCGCTCGACCCGAAGAAGGCGGAGCGGGCGATCGCGGCATGACGCACGGAAGGGAGGGAACGGAGTGCCGGACGTATTCATCACGCTGGAGGAGGCGGCGACCTTTGAAAGCGTCAAGTACAACACGCTCATCCAAAGGATGAAGCGGAATCCTGAACAATATCGGACGCAAGCACAAGCCCAAGAGGGCGGAGGTAAAGACAGGACGCTAATCTCCACGAGTTCCCTCTCGGCAAAGGCGCGGAAGGCATGGCGAGCCGCGCAGAAGGTGGAAGGGAGTGAGGTCATCATAGACAAGAGAGCACAGGAGGCCGTGCCGTGGTACGTCACCGCCGACCTGAACCAGTACACGGAGGCGAACAAGAAGCGCTTCTATGAGGCGGTAGAGCTGGCGGCGCGGGTGCAGGACTTCATCGACTATGACGGCCCTGACCGCACGGGCTACGCCGAACGGTACGCGCTGGGGCTGGGGATCAGCCCGCAGAGCCTGTACCGCTACATGAAGAACGTGCTGGAGGCGAACGCATGGGCGCTGAAGCTGGAGAAGGAAGACGGCAAGAGCCGGGACTACTTCCGAGCGCTGGCGCTGTGCCGGAAGCCAAAGGAGACGGGTACGTTCCCGAGCTTGACGGACGAGCAGAAGGCGATCATTGAGAACATCTGGTTCGACAAGCGGTTCGCGGCGAACCTCGGCACGATCGAGATGCTCTATGAACGGTTTGAGCTGGAGGCGGAGCGGCGGGAGTGGGAGGAGTATCCCTCCATCAAGACGGTGGCCCGGTACATCAAGTTCCTCATGGGACAGCGGGGTGCGGAGTCTGCCCGGTTCCTCGCCGCCAATGGGACGCGGGAGTGGAAGAACAAGCGGATGATGAAGGGCAAGCGCGACGCGACGAGCCTTCAAGTCATGGAGTATGTCGTCGGCGACGAGCACACCTTCGACTTTTGGGTGCAGTGGACGGCCCCGAACGGCAAGATCAAGGCCGTGCGCCCGAAGCTGGTTGCGTGGCTGGATATGCGCTCCCGCGCTATCATCGGCGATGTAGCGTGCGTCAACGCCAATTCGCAGACGCTGAAGGAGTCGCTGGTCAAAATGATCTACAGCAATCCGGGCGGCGTTCCCCACATCCTGCACGTCGACAACGGCAAGGATTATACTGCCAAGGCCATGACCGGACAGAACCGCAAGCACCGCAAAATCGACCTTGACTTCGCGTTTGACTCGGAAACGGTCGGCTTCTATCAGAGCATCGGCATCCAAGAGGTCGGACGCTCGCTGCCGTATCAGCCTTGGGACAAACCGATCGAACGCTTCTTCTCCACGGTCTGCTCGAAATTCTCCAAGTGGTTTGAGAGCTACACGGGCACGCTGACAGGCTCGAAGACCTACGCCAAGCGGCAGAAGGACATCGACCAGATGCTGGAGCGCGGGGAGCTGCTGACGATGGAGGAGTTCTTCGAAGTCTGGACGGAGTGGAAGAACACCAAGTATCACACCCGCAAGCATCGCGGCCTGAGCGACGCGGGCGAGAAATGGGTTACGCCGATCGAGATGTTCGAGAACGGCCCGCGCTATGAAAAGGCAGCTCCACCCCGAGAGTACGCGGCGATGCTGCTGATGAAGGCGGCGACCGCCCGCGTCACAAACCAAGGCATCAACAAGTTCGGCACACTCTACACGGACACGGAGCTCGCCTACTACGTCAATCAGAAAGTCAACATCAAATGGGACATCGACGATGTCACCAAGCTCTATGTGTACGACATGGACGGCAAGAAGATCTGTGAGGCGGTGTCCGCCGAGCTGCTCGCCTTCGGCCCGCATTGTTCTCAGGCGGCACTGGAGAAGCATCTGCGAGATCAGAAACGAAACGAGCGAGAGGTCAGGGAGTATCTGGAGGAGCGAGTCCGCCCCTACGAGCTGCGGCTCGAGGACGGCGCAAGGCCCTCGGATGCAGTGGGCATGATCGACCTGACCATCAAGGCCACGCCGAGCCAGAAGCTGGTCTCCCTACCCAAGGACAGAATGTTCCGATCGGAACAGGCAAGCAAGGCGAGCCGGAAGAAGGCCACGGACGACACCTTCCTCAACGCCAAAGGCGACAAGGCACTCTCTCTTTTGAGAGCGATGAACGAATAATAATGGAGGTACATCATGGAAGTTACAGCAGCAGAGCGCACTACAATCTACACCAACATCAGCCCCCTCGCGCAGCGCGTGAACAATTACATCCAGACGCAGCACTCGAGCATTGCGGCGGTCGCCAAGGACATCGGCTACAGCCGCACCACCGTCTCCCGGTATCTCACGGGCAAGTATGACAGTAACCCGAACGACCTTGAGAGCAAGCTGACGGACTTCCTCACCCGGCAGACGGGCGAGGCGGTCGACCTGACGACGCCGTTGGCGAAGTCAGAGGGCAAGACGTGGCAGACGCCCGTATTCTTTGAGAGCCGGGACGCGAAGGCTGTGCTCGGTGTATGCCAGAGCTGTCAGGAGTACATTGGTCTCGGCATCGTAGTCGCCCGCAGTGGCTACGGCAAGACCTACGCCCTGCGGCAGTACGCGAAGCTCTCCCGCGTGGCCTACATCGAGTGCGACGACACCATGAGCAGCCGCGACCTTGTGGAGGCGATTGAACGGAGCATCGGACTCCCAAACGGCTACGGCACGATCTGGCGCAGGGTGAACGGCATCCGGGAGTTCTTCAACACGAACAAGGGATACCTGCTGATCATCGACGAGGCGGACAAGCTGGTGAGCAAGTACACACAGAAGAAAATGGAGATCCTGCGGGCGGTGTTCGATCAGAGCGACGTGGGTCTTGTGATCGCGGGCGAGCCGAAACTGGAGGCACAGATCAAGACCTATCTCGTGCGTATGGCGAACCGGGTGGACTTCTACGCTTCGCTGCGGGGTCTCTCCCCCTCGGAGGTGGAGGGTTATCTCACGGACTTCCAGATCGAGCCGGAGGCGCTGGTGGAGTTGAAAGCGCGGGCGTGCAATATGCAGACCGGGTGCTTCCGACTGCTCGACCGCACGCTCTCTAACGTCCGACGCATCCTCAAGGAGACGGGCGAGGAGACGGTGACGGTGAAGACCATAGCACAGGCATCGTCCATGATGATGCTTTGAGGAGGGACAGCGAATATGAGAATAGAACGCATCAGCGGAGCGATCCTCATCCTGCTCTCCGGCGTGCTGCTCCTGATGGCGGCCTACGGCGGGACGCCGGAGGATCGGGACGCGACAGCGATCCTCCTGACGCTGCCGATGGGTCTTGTGGCACTGTTCACCGAGATCCCGGAGCGCGGCAAGCGCACCAAGCGAGACTACCGGGCGTAAAGCCCGCAACATTAACAAATTGAAAGGAGCCGCAAACATGGCAAGGAAACGAGTAGTCGAGGCCCCGAGCCTCCATTCATGGGAGGACGTGAACGACGCCCTCCGTCAGATCGCCGAGGCGCAGATCGCGCTGGGCGAGATCCAGAGCGATATGCAGAAGCAAATCTTAGGGGCACAGAAGGTCGCCGAGGAGCAGAGCAAGCCGCTCAACGACAATGTGGCCAAGCTGGAGCGCGAGATCAAGAGCTTCGTCACCGACCACAGGGACGAGATGGGCAAGACGAAGTCGATGGTGCTGACGTTCGGCGAGGTAGGCTTCCGGCTCTCCACATCCGTCTCGCTGCCCCGGGCGAAGGAGAAGCTGGAGGAGATCATCCGCCGTCTCAAGTCCCGCCAGATGACGGACTGCATCGTGGTGGAAGAGAAGGTCAGCAAGGAGGCTCTGAAGAAGTACGGTGAGGACACGGTGAACGCCGTGGGCGCAACGTGGAAACAGAGCGACGTGTTCGGCTATGAGGTGAACATCGCCAAGCTGGAGCAGATCAAGGCGGGCAACTGAGGAAGGGGGCTCACGGAATGACAGCAGCAAGGACTGGGCGCAAACAGCCCTCCATCCGCACGCTGTGGGCGATCGCGAAGTCGCCGGAGCTGCACCTCACGGACGAAGACCTGCACGCGGTTGTCTACCGCGAGACAGGCAAGGAGTCCATGAAGATGCTGACGCAGGGCGAGGTCAACACTGTTGCCCGCGTGCTGCAGAACATGAAGGACAGTGTGAGTCGGAGTGTGCGGGACAAGCGCACGGACACGGGCGGCGACATCCGCACCACCGCGCAGCGCCGGAAGATCTACGCGCTGTGCGAGGCGCTGGGCTGGAATGACGACCCGCGCCGCATTCAAGGCTTTGTCAAGCGCGTGGCTCATGTCGACCGCATCGAATGGCTGAACATGGCGCAATGCGAGAAGGTCATCGAAGGGCTCAAGGCAATCCTCGCACGGCAGCGCCGGAAGGAGGCGGAGCTGTGATAGAGGAACGAGCGATCCTCGCGGCGCTGGAACGCATAGCGCGGATGCAGGACAGCATCCGCAGCGGCATGGACATCTGCAGGGACACGGGGCTTGTGTTCCTGCGGGTCTACTATGAACAACTCCCTCCCAATGTTGCCCGCCGCCTGACAGAGCTACACGCAGAGGACATGGCGGAGATCCCTCGCGCAACCTCCACGGAGGGTACGGCGCAGGATCGGCAGCGCCTTGGCGAGAAGCTGGCGAGCGACGCAGCCACCGCACAGGTCATGCGGGCGGTGAATGTCTACCGCGCAAGGCTCGGCTACGGCCCGCAGGAGGGCGGAGACGGCACGGAAGCAGCGGGAGGTGATATGTAATGCCAAAGGGGAAGAAACGCCTCACGCAGCGGGAGAAGGCCGAGCGTGCGGCGATCAAGAAGCAGCTCCAAGCGGACGGCGTTCTCCCACCTGATAAGCCCCGGCTCAACCGCAAGAAGTTCGCCCGGGAGGTGTGGGAGGATTTCAGCGAGATGGATGTCTACACCGCAGATTTCTACCTCCGCAAGGCGATCATGGCAACGGTGGGGCCAGAGCTGCACGAAGTGACATCGGAGCAGGTTGGCATCCTGAAGCTGATGAAGCTGGCGGTGGAGACCGATCGGTTCATGCAGCAACTCAAAAAAGAGGGGCGCGAGCAATACAGCATCGGGGAGTATGTCGAGAAGGTCTACAACCCGGTCATGAATTTATAGGAGGATTCACATCATGGCAAAATTGACACCAGACGCGACGAGGACGGAGCATGGCCTCGTCATCAACGAGAAGATCATCCCGTGGGGCGCGGTTTGGCCCAAGGACTCCGGCGCGTACAAGAAGGGCGCACAGTACAAGGCCGACCGTCTGCTCTCGGGCGGCACGGGCAAGGTCAAGGGCGTGACCATCCACAACACCAACGACCTGAAGAACGTGGAGGAGGACGCCGAGCAGTACACCCGTGCGACGTGGCCAAACGCCAACATGAACGACGCCCGCGTCCACTACTACGTCGACGACATCAACGCATGGCAGAACCTGAGAGAGGACGAGGTGGGCTGGCACGCGGGCGATGGCCGGAAGGCCACGGGCGGCAACGAGACGACGCTCTCCATCGAGATCATCATGGACGGCTCGGGCAGCAAGGAAGACCTCAAGGCAGAGGAGAACGGCGTGCTGCTGGCGGCACTGCTGCTGAAGAAGCACGGCTTGAGCGTGAACGAGCTGTACACGCACAACCACTGGATGGGCCACCCGGACTCCATCGTGCAGGGCGCGAGGAAGAACTGCCCGCTGTACATCCTGCCCCATTGGGCGCAGTTCAAGCAGAAGGTCGCCGCAAAGCTCACGGAGCTGAACGGCGGCGCGACCACCACGGAGGCGGGCAAGACGGAGATCATGGGCAAGGCCAAGGCGAGCGCGCAGCAGATGGCGCTGTTCGCCCGATCCAAGAACGCGGAGCCGCAGCTCCCGGCGTGCTCGCTGGAGCAGCTGGCGCAGTTCTTCCTCGAAGAGGGCGAGGCCGAGGGCGTGCGCGGCGACGTCGCCTTTGCGCAGAGCCTCCACGAGACGGGCTTTTTCAAGTACGGCGGCATCGTGCTCCCCACGCAGAACAACTACGCAGGCATTGGGGCGCTGAACGGCAACGCCAAAGGACAGGCGGCGACCTTCCCCGACCCGCGCACGGGCGTCCGGGCGCAGATCCAGCACCTGAAGGCATACGCCTCCAAGGCGGCGCTCGTGAACGGGTGCGTCGACCCGCGCTTCTCCCTCGTGACACGAGGCTCGGCGCAGTATGTGGAATGGCTGGGCGCAAGCGACAACCCCAACGGCAAGGGCTGGGCCGTACCGGGCAAGGGCTACGGTGGCAAGATCGTCGCCCTGTTAGGTCAGATCATGGCGTTCGAGGTGCCGCAGACGTCCGCACCGAGCGAGCCGGAGGAGCAGGAGCCGGAGTTCCCGGCGTATCAGTTAGAGGGGCTTGAAACGCTCACGGAGGCTGGCGTCATCAACTCCCCCGAGTTCTGGCGGCAGAAGTTCAGCGAACAGGTGACGGTCGGCGAGATGTTCGGTATCTTGGGGAAGCTCTTCACAAAAGTGACCGAGTAAGGACGCGGAGGGCGGGACATGGAAGACCTCGTAAAGGAACTGACGATCGACATGATTCCTGACGGCGACAACCGCATCATCGCAGAGACGATCGGCGTCGAGAACTACTACAAGCTGTGCTCGGTCGTCGGCGGCTCGACCATCTACCTCCAGAAGCCGGAGAGTGTCCTTCGCCCCGTCCGCGACGCTCACATTAAAGCGGAGTTCAACGGCTACAACCACCCGGAGCTTGCCCGCAAGTACGGCGTAACGGAGCGATGGGTGCGGCAGCTCTGCGGCGAGGGGAAGCTGGAGGGACAGATGAGCCTTCTCGACTACGGCGACGAGCCAAAAACCGCTGACTTCTAAAGACAACATTTCTAAGAAGTAGTACACATATAAGGTTCCCGAAAGGGACGGTAAAATAAGACTATGAGCTATGCTCATAGTCTTATTTTTATACTCAAAGGAGGACACCAAACATGAACATGGACATCATCCAGAGTGCGGCGTTTGAGATGCTGCTCAACGTCGCGCTCGCTGTACTGGCCCTCGCCGGAGCCTACGCAGTTTACTACATCCGGCTCGGCGCATCCAAGCTGAAAGCGCAGACCGCGCAGATCGAGGACGCATCCACTCGCAAGGTGCTGGACGACGCCTTGAAGGATGTTGAGAACCTCGCCACGCTGTCGGTGAGCGCGATGGAGCAGACCACGGCAAAGGCGCTGCGCGAGGCGGTCAAGGGCGGCAAGGCAAGCCGCGAGGAGCTGGTCGCGCTGGGCAAACAGGTCTTTGACGAGGTCAAGGCGTCGATCGCGCCGGAGGCGCAGCGGGTTATCACGAAGAACCTCGGCAGCTTCGACGAGTATCTGACAAAGTACATCGAGGCCACTGTGCTGGAGATCAAGCAGAACGAGCCGTACATCACCCTTCCGGAGAGTGCGCTCATCGAAGGCGAAGCGGAACGGTAAGGGAGGCGGAACATGGACGTCTCTCAGATCACCGCCCTCATCGGCGCGGCGGCGTCGCTGCTGTGTACCGTCGTCGTCGGTGCGCTCACCTTCTTTATGAAGAAGACGCTCACAAGTCTTGAAGAGGCGGACAAGCGGAACGCCGAGGACATCAAGGCACTGGACAAGAACCTCAACGACCTGAAGGCAGACCTCCCACTGATCTATGTGACGCGGGAGGACTACATTCGGGTCATGAACAGGGTCGAGGACAAGCTCGACCAAATCCTCTACGGAGGCAAAGCGAAAGGAAAGGAGGAGTGACCTCATGGCAATCCTTGACGAGCTGACCGAGCAGGAGGTCAGCAAGAACAAAGCAATCCGGGGCTACATCGTCCGAGCCCTCGCAAAAGGCAGTCAGAACGCCTTGCTCGTCCGTCAGATCACAAACGCCCTCGTCGCTGACGGCCTGATCTACTCGCCGGACATTTCAAAGCCGATCGAGTATCTGCAGGAGGCGGGTTATGTGACCTTCACCGACCGATCGGTGAACGCCTACAACGCCTACCGCAAGGACTCCATCATCAAGCTCACCCGCAAGGGCGTCGATCTCGTCGAGGGCACGATCAACGACCCGGGCATCGATGTCTAAGGCGGAGCGACGGAGGACGCGGGTCAGCTCGACGATCGACAAGCTCCCGGACGATATTAAAGGGCAACTCGACGTCCGGCTTGCGGACACCTCCAACACCTATGAAGAACTGGCGGCATGGCTCAAGGCTGAAGGCTACGAGATCAGTAAGTCAGCGATCGGGCGCTATGCGATCCGCACCACACAGGCGGCGCAGCGCGTAGCGCAGACCATCCAGCGCACTCAGGCGATCGCTCAAGCGGTGGAGGCCCACCCCGACCTCGACTACACGAAGGCGGCGTCGATGGTGCTCATGGACGGGCTCATGCAGCGAGTCAGCACCGCTGAGGACGACTTTCAGGAAATGCCGCTGGATAAGGCGGGGCGACTCATCGCAAGCCTCGCCCGGAACGCCACCTACGAAAAGCGCGTCCGGCAGGACATGAAGAAAAAAGCTGAGCTTGCCTTCGAGCAGATGGAGACGGAGCTCATGGCGGCAATCAAGCAGCACCCTGAGCTTGCTGGCGAGCTTCATGACGTGCTGGAGCGTGCAAGAGAGAAGGTGCTGGCAGATGGCGAAGATTGACCTGAACGACTACCTCGAAAAGCTCACAGAGCCGGAAGACCGGGAAACGGTCGCAAACCGTGCGTATCAGCGGGAGCTGTTCGAGCAGTACGTCACAAAGGACGGCAACTTTCCCGAGCAGCGGGCGCAGCTCCTTGAGGACTTCAGGGTCGGAAAGGAACTGACCGGGCCGAAGGGACTGCGCCGGAAGCTCGGAGCCTTCGATCTTGAATACTTCGGGCGGGCCTATCTCGCGCACTACTTCGTCCGCCCGTCGCCCAAGTTCCACGGCGAGCTGGACAGGATATGGCGGGAGGGCGTGCTGAAGGGGATGAACCCGGAGGTGGACGCCAAGCGGATCAGCCGCGCGGATGGGTGCCGCCGTGCGATCGAAGCGCCTCGTGGCCACGCCAAGAGCACGACCTTCACTTTCAAGGACGACCTGCACGCCGCCGTCTACGGCTACAAGCACTACATCATCATCCTCTCTGACAGCTCGGAACAGGCCGAGGGCTTCCTCGTCGACATCAAGACGGAGCTGGAGGAGAACGCTGCCCTGAAGGAAGACTTCGGCGAGCTGGAAGGCAAGGTCTGGAAGTCCTCTGTCATCCTGCTGGCCAACGGCGTCAAGATTGAGGCAATCGGCTCGGGCAAGAAGATCCGTGGCCGACGTCACAAGCAGTGGCGTCCCGACCTTATTGTCTGCGACGATCTGGAGAACGACGAGAACGTCAACACGCCGGAGCAACGCAAGAAGCTCCGCGACTGGTTCTATAAGGCGGTCTCCAAGGCGGGCGACACCTACACCGACATCGTTTACATCGGCACGCTGCTCCACTTCGATGCGCTGCTGGCCAACGTAGCGAAGAACCCGAGCTATAAGTCGGTGCGCTATCAGGGCGTCATCAGCTTCGCCACCAACGGTGAGCTGTGGGACGCATGGGAATCCATCTTCACCGATCTCTCCAACGACAACCGACAGGAGGATGCGCTGGAGTTCTTCCAAGCGAACCGCGAGGCGATGCTGGAGGGCACGGCGGTCTTATGGGAGGAGAAGCTCTCCTACTACGACCTCATGGTCATCCGCATCTCCGAGGGTGAGGCGTCCTTCAACAGCGAGATCCAGAATGACCCCATCGACCCGGAGAACTGCACCTTCCAAGAAGAGTGGTTTGACTTTTGGGACGACGAGGGCAAGGCACAGCCAGACTTCTCCGACCCGAAGTTTCTCTTCGTCGGCGCGAACGACCCGTCGCTGGGCAAGAACAAGAAGTCGGACACCAGCTCCATCATCGCACTGGCGAAGGACACGCAGACGGGCTACCTCTATGTCGTGATCGCGGACATTGCCAAGCGCAAGCCGGATCAGATCATTGAGGACGCCCTCGACGCGAGCCGACGCCTCCAGCGGGAGTACAAGCGGCCCTACTACAAGTTCGGCGTGGAGACGGTGCAGTTCCAGTATTACTTCGCCGAGATCATGCGGCAGCGTGCGGCAGCGGTCGGCGAGTATCTCCCTATCGAGGAGATCAACAGCACGCAGAACAAGGATGCACGCATCCAGTCCCTGCAGCCGTTCGTGAAGAATGGCTACATCAAATTCAGCAAGAAACACAAGACACTGCTAAAGCAGATGACCGAGTACCCGATGGGCAAGAACGACGACGCGCCGGACGGCCTCCAGATGGCGGTCAAGCTGGCGCTTGACGTCAAAATCGGGCGCAGGGTCGACTACAGAAGCGTCATCGCCCGCGCCCTCGACTTCCGGCGCGGAGCCTACTAAGGAGGTGAGGCGCATGATTATCCAAGAGAACACGATCATCCACGGCGACAGCCTCACCGTGCTCCGTCAGATGGAGCCGGAGAGTGTCGACGCAATCATCACAGACCCGCCCTACGGCATCAACTATGTCTCTCAGACGGGGGCGTCCATCAAGAACGACAAGAGCCCCTTCATCTGGTTCCTCTACGACGCCTTCCGCGTGCTCAAGTCCGGCGAGGCTGGGCACGGCGGCCTGATCTGCTTTACCCGTTGGGACGTGGAGCAGACCTTCATCGACGCGATGAAGATTGCGGGCTTCAACGTCAAGAGCGAGGTCATTTGGGATAAGGTCTACCACGGCATGGGCGACACCAAGGCGGCGTTTGCCCCGTCGCATGAGAACATCGTCTTCGCGATTAAGGGCAAATACAGTTTCCCCGGCAGCCGCCCAAAAGACCTCGTCACCTTCCCAAAGATCAACAGCTCCAAGATGGTGCACCCCACTGAGAAGCCTGTTGGTCTGCTGGCTAATCTCATCTCCTCGGTCACGAAACCGGGCGACCTCATCCTCGACCCGTTCGCCGGAAGCGGCTCCACGCTGGTCGCGGCGAAGAAGACGGGGCGTCGCTTCATTGGCATCGAGCTGGATGACGATTACTTCGTCACGGCCCAGCGGCGCATCGAGGAGGTGCGGGAATGAGCCGACTCAAGCAGTTTGTCACCCGGCTCAGACGCCCGGACACGCGGGAGGTCGCCGTAGCGCAGGTCTCCGACAAGTACAGCGAGTACCCCAGCAACGGCCTGACGCCTGTCAAGCTGGCGGAGATCTTCCGCGAGGCCGACGCGGGCGACGTGCTTCGGCAGATGGAGCTCTTTGAGGAGATGGAGGAGAAAGACCCTCACCTATTCAGTCAGCTCCAGACGCGCAAGAATGCCGTCACGGGCCTTGACTTCGAGGTGATCCCATTCGGCGACGAACCGCTGGACAAGGAGATCGCCGACTTCATCGAAGAGCAGCTCAACGGCATCGAGAGCTTCGAGGACGTGGAGAACGACCTGCTCGACGCGATCGGCAAGGGCTTCGCCGTCTCCGAGATCCTGTGGGGCTATGACGAAGGGCACGTCGTGGTGCAGGACATCAAGACGCGGCATCAGAAGCGTTTCTTTTGGGACACGCTGGACGACTCGTTCAAGGTGCGGACGAAGGACGCGCCGGAGGGCATCCTGCTCCCGGCGAACAAGTTCATCGTTCACAGGTACAAGGCTCGCAGCGGTCACACCTCTCGGGCTGGCATCCTCCGAGTTGTGGCGTGGATGTACCTCTTCAAGAACTACGACCTGAAGGACTGGGTCAGCTTCGCTGAGATCTACGGTCTGCCGCTCCGGCTGGGCAAGTACGCGCCGGGAGCGAGCGACAGCGACAAGGCGGCGCTCATGCAAGCCCTCATCCAGATCGGCTCCGACGCGGCGGGCATCATCCCGGACGGCACGAGCATCGACTTCATCACCACGGAGAAGACCTCCAGTTCTGACCTCTATGAGCGGCTGGCCCGCTACTGCGACGAGCAGATCTCCAAGGCGATCCTCGGCCAGACGCTGACCTCCGACTCGGGCGGCGGCAGCTACGCGCAGAGCAAGACGCACAACGACGTCCGGCACGATCTCACCGTCGCCGACTGCAAGGCGCTGGCGTCCACCCTCCGGCGCGACCTCATCCGCCCGCTGTGCATCTTCAACTTCGGCGAGGACAAGCGCATCCCCTACATCCGCTTCGACTGTGAGGAGTCCGAGGACTTGACGCAGACGGCGACCATCCTCGGCACGCTCATTGAAAAGGTCGGGCTTCGGGTGCCCACGAGCTTCGTCTACAAGAAGTTCTCCATCCCTGAGCCGGAGGAGGGCGAGGAGATCGCAAAGCCCACCTACGGGGGCGGCATGGGCGGCGTGCTGCCGTTCAAGAGCGACGCGCTGCTCTCCCTCAAGGCGGGAGCCGACGCACCGATCGGCACGCAGCAGCACATCGACAGGCTCGCCGCCGCAGCGCTCCGCAAGGGCGCGGGCAGCTTCAAGCGTGCGTTCGAGCCGGTTCTCAAAATGATTGAGAAAGCCGACAGCCTCGAACAGCTCCGTGAGCTGATGGAGGACGACGCAGCCGTCGCCGAGCTCTACGCCGCGATGGACGTCTCCGAGGTCGAGGAGCTGCTGCAGAAGGTCATGCTCTACGCCGACCTTGAGGGGCGGGTGGTCGAGGATGGATGAACTCACCGCGCTGTTCAGCCGTAAGGATATGACCTTTGAGGAGGCGGTCGCGTACTTCAAAGAGCGCGTCCCCGTCACCGTCTCGCGGTTCTATCAGATCGCCGCCGAGTACCGCGCCCTCGCCTTTACGGTCAGCGGCTACACGAAGGCGCAGGTGCTCAAGAAGTTCTACGACGAGCTGCTGGCCGCGCTGGAGGAGGGCAACAGCCTCGCGGAGTTCCGCGAGAATATGAACGACTTCCTCGAAGTGGAGGGCTACGAGGGCATCACGCCCTACCAAGCCGAGAACATCTTCCGCACCAACATCCAGACGGCCTACAATGTGGGCCACTACAAGCAGATGACCGAACCGGGCGTCAAGGCACTGCGGCCCTATTGGCAGTACGACGCCGTCAACGACTCGAAGACCCGCCCGAGTCACCTCGCGATGGATGGGCGCGTGTTCATGGCGGACGATCCCATTTGGGACACATGGTTCCCACCCAACGGCTTCAAGTGCCGCTGCACGGTCAAGACACTCTCCAAGCGTCAGATGGAGCAGCGGGGGCTGACGGTGGAGACCGAAGCGCCGAGGGCGGCGCGGCTGGAGGACGGGCGCTTCGTCAACATCCTGCCCGACCCGCAGTTCGATACCAACCCCGCCAAGGTACGCTATCAGCCAGACCTCACGGGCTACCCCGAGCCGCTCAAAAAGGCGTACCAAGAGCGCGAAAAGGGGAACACACCGCCATAAGGCCACAGAGCCCCGCTGTGCGCGTTTTGCTCTCGGTAGGGTAATTTGACGGGTGCGACAATTAAGGGGCGTGCGCACGCGCTCTAACGCCGTTTCCGTGCGGCTCGCGGCGACACCAAAGGAGGACAGATGCAAATGGACGGTTTTTTGACCCTGAAAGGCGGCAATGTGGAGCTCGTGGGAGCGCCGGAGACGATCTTCGTCCTCCCCATCGGCCACGTTGTCAGCTCGAAGGGTGAGTTTGATGTGGACGAGGAGAGCTACAAGGCGATGAAGGCGCAGATTGCCAAGCGCGGCGTGGATCTCGTCGTCGACTACGAGCACCAGACGCTCAAAGGGTGCGAGGCACCCGCAGCCGGATGGGTGAAGGAGCTGAAGCTGGAGGATGGACAGATCAAGGCCGTCGTCGAGTGGACGCCCCGAGGGGCGCGGTACCTTGAGAACAAGGAGTACCGCTACCTTTCCCCGGTCGTGAACGTCCGCAAGGCGGACAACAAGGCGGTCGGGCTCCACTCGCTGGCGCTTACCAACACTCCGGCGATCGAGGGGATGAACCCCATCGTCAATTCAGACAATTTTGAAGGAGGACAACATTCTATGGACATCAAGAAGCTGGCGGAGCTGCTCGGTCTGGGCGAGGACGCCACGGAGGAGCAGGTCATGGAGGCGCTCAAGGCTTGCCTCGCCGAGAACCGCAGCCTCAAGGAAGCAGAGAAGCAGCCGCCCGAGAACGTCGTGGCAAACAAGGCGGTCTGCGAGCTGCTGGGCCTGAAGGCAGGTGCTGCCGCCGAGGACGTAACCGCGAAGATCATGGAACTCAAGAGCGGCACGGTCGACGGCGTCAACCTCGCCGAGGAGCTGAAGGCACTCAAGCAGCAGAACGCAGAGCGCGAGGCCAACGACGCCGTCACCCTCGCCCTGAAGGCGGGCAAGATCACCCCGGCGCAGAAGGAATGGGCCAAGGGCTACGCCCTGAGTGACCCGAAGGGCTTCGGCTCCTTCGTGGAGAAGGCTCCACAGATCGTGCCGATGGACAAGATCGAACTGGGCGACGTCAAGGCTCTCAAGAGCGACGCACTGGACGCCGACACCCTGCTGGTCTGCAAGCAGCTCGGCGTCACGCCCGACGACGTCAAGAAGTACGGTATGAAGGAGGACTAAGATCATGGCAAAACTGACTGATGTAAGAGATACCCCTGAGATCGCCAACGGCGCGAAGGTCATCGCGGTACCCGTGAAGGGCAGCACCACCATTTATCAGGGCGCACTCGTTGCTCTGGATGCGGACGGCTACGCGATTCCCGGCAAGAAGGCCGAGAACCTGACCGCTGTGGGCCGCGCCGAGGAGACTGTGGCAAACGCGGGTGCAGACGGCGAGTTGGTCGTCCGCGTTGCTCGTGGCGTGTTCGTCTTTGACAACACCGCCACCTCTGCGAACAAGATCACCGCCGCCCACGTTCTCAAGCCCTGCTACATGGAGGACGACCACACCGTCACGGCGCTCGCCACGGGCACGTCCGTGGCTGGCATCGTCGTCCGCGTGGACAATGAGGGCGTCGCCGTCGAGTGTGGCGGCTATATTCCCGTCGCCGCTGCCGCCACGGGCACAGGCGGCTAATTGAGTAAGGAGGTACATTCAAATGATTATCACCCCGCAGGCTCTTAGAGGCATCTATGTTGCTTTCAACACGATCTTCAATAAGGCGTTTGAAGGGCAGCACCCCACCTATGAAAAGGTCGCGACCGTCGTGCCCAGCACCAGCGAGTCCGAGACCTATGCATGGCTCGGCGACATCCCCGGCATGAGGGAGTGGATCGGCGAGCGCGAGATCCAGAACCTCTCCGGTTCCGCCTATGTCATCAGGAACAAGGACTTCGAGCTGACCGTCGGCGTAGACCGCAACGCGGTCGAGGACGACAAGATCGGCCTCTACAATCCTTCCATTCAGATGCTCGGCGAGTCCGCCGCGCTGCATCCCGACGAGCTGGTCTACGGTCTGCTGGCCAACGGCTTCACCGAGAAGTGCTACGACGGCAAGGCGTTCTTCGCTACCGACCACCCTGTCGGCAAGGACAAGGCAAGCAACAAGGGCACCGCGAAGCTGAGCATGAACGCCTACAAGGCGGCACGTGCGTCCATGATGAGCCTGAAGAACAGCAAGGGCCGCCCTCTGGCGCTGGTTCCCGACCTGCTGGTCGTGCCGCCCGCGCTGGAAGCGGACGCCCGCGACATTCTCGTCGCCGACTTCATCAACGGCACGAAGAACACCATGCAGGGCACGGCGGAGATCCATGTGGAGCCTCGCCTCGCAAGCGACTCTGCTTGGTTCCTGCTCTGCACCAAGCGCCCCGTCAAGCCGCTGATCTACCAGCAGCGCAAGAAGGCGAAGTTCGTTTCCAAGACCAACGAGACCGACGACAACGTCTTCATGAGCAAGAAGTTCATCTACGGCGCGGACTCTCGCGGCAACGCGGGCTTCGGCTTCTGGCAGATGGCCTACGGCTCTGACGGCACCACCACCTAAACCGCCCGGGGCAGAAAGGAGGGCGCGGCATGAGCTACAGCACACGCGCTGAAGTGCGGGATATGGTCAAGGACGACGCGCTCAACGCGATCATCGGCGACACCTTCATTGAAGACCCCGCCGAGCGTGAAGAGCTGGTCTCCCCGATCATCGACGCGGCGATCGCCGACGCGGACGCAGAGATCGACGGCTACCTCGCCAAGAGGTACGCCGTCCCTCTGGCCCCGGCCCCGAGGGTCATTAACAAGTTCTCCAAGGACATCGCGGTCTACAATCTGTTCTCCCGCATCGGCATTGACGAGGGGACGGATCAGAAGACCTACCTGAACCGCTACAACGCGGCGATCAAGTTTCTCACGCTGGTCGCGGAGGGCACGGTGTCCATCGGCACGGAGACGGAAGACCCGGCGAGCGCAGCGGCGGGCGGCTTCAAGGTCAAGTCCAACAGCCGCCTATTTACCCGCGAGAAGATGAGGGGGATGTGAAGCATGGCCATGTACAGCATCCGACTCGACGGCGACACGCGGGCGATGCTCCGCAGGATCAGGAGCTTCTCGGAGATCGACAAGCAGGGCATCAACGCGGCGCTGGCCGAGGGCGTGCGCGAGTCGACGCTGGAACGGTTCAAGCAGAGCAAAGACCCGGACGGGCGCAGGTGGAAGACCTCCATCCGCGCCGCGCAAGAGGGCGGCAAGACGCTCATCCAGTCCGCGCAGCTCCGCAACTCCATCCACGCCAAGTCGGACGCCTCCGGCTTCGCGCTCGGCACGAACGTCAAGTATGCGGCGACACATCAGTTCGGAGAACCGGGCCGCACCATCCGAGCGCGGAAGAAGAAAGCCCTCCGTTTTCAGGTGGGCGGCAAGTGGGTCACGAAGAAGCAAGTCCGCATCACCATCCCGGCCCGTCCCTTCCTCGGTCTCTCGGAGGACGATATGCAGGAGATGAAGGCGACGGTCGAGGAGTTCATCCAGAAGGAGGATTGATCTCTTGCTCTACACGGAAAGCAAGCAATATCTCATCGACAAACTGAAAGCGGCGGGCATCAAGTCCAAGCCGTTTACCACAGAGAAGGCTCTGGAGAAGAGTCAGGAGTCCCACATCGGCGCGGTCTTGTTCGAGCGTGAGACTTTCACCCGAAACGGTTCCAAAAAGAAATACAGAGACGAAGAGGGAACGCTGCACAAAAGGCGGAAGATCATGGAGCGGACGACCACGTTCGGCGTGATCATCGGCGGCTACACCGACGATGAAGTCGAGGAGATATTCGACCGCTTCGTGGCGAGCCTTGACCGTGGCATCTACATCGACGGCAACTTCGTCCCCATTGAGATCGAGGGAGCGGATTGGGTCGACAAGGATGACTCACTCCTGAAAGCACAGGTCGCCGTGCAGGTGATGATCACCTTCAACGGCGGCGTTTACCGCGACACGGGCTTCGCACCTCTGACTGACGTCAGAGTGACGTCCGTGGAGAAGATCACAAGAAAGGAGCCTACAGATGGCGACTAAAACACAGAAGCCGGAAGGCGCTGCCGCGCCGGAGCTTGTGCCGATCGACAAGCTCCGTGAGCGGCACAAGGTCGGGCGTGCCACCTATGCGGGCGTATGCGCCGCGAATGGCTGGCGGCCCGGTAAGGCGATGACGGAGGACGAGTTCCTCGTCGCCGTCGCCAAGTTCAACAACAGCCCGACGAACGGGCGCAAGAGCAAGGAGGCGAGGAAGTAATGCTTAGAGATGTACGCAGCAACGTCACGGACGGACTGCTCGGCTTCGCCACGGCAACGGGCGACGGTCTGCACATCAAGATCGGCGTCTCCCCCTCCGTCACGGAAAAGCCCATCACCATCCTCGGCAGCATGGGCGCAAGCACCATCAAGTCCAAGCTGGGCCTGTCCCCACTGGCCGACGCGGTCATGGACGCGGTGCAGGGCGGCGCGGCCCGCGTGTTCTGCATCCCTGTCGCCGCGAGCACCGCTGGCACGATCGGCGAGGTCACGAAGACGGGCGACGGCGGCGGCAGCGTAGCTGTGCAGGGCTCGCCCAACAACGCCTACGCGCTCACCGTGCGCTTCACCGCGCAGGGCGGGCTCAACACCGCAGCTTTCGTCTACTCCATCGACGGCGACAACTTCTCAGATGAGATCACCGTCCCCGTCACTGGCAGCTACGAGATCGAGGGCACGGGCCTGACGATCAAGTTCACCGAGGCGAGCTCGCAGGATCAGAAGCCCAGCTCTTTCCTCGTGCGCGACACCTACACCCTCAAGACCACTGCGCCGAGCATGACGAACGGCGACGTGCTGGGCGCGATTGAAAAGATCAAAAGCTTCAGCGAGGAGTTCGAGTTCGTCCACATCGTCGGCGAGAGCACGGTGGAGCTGTGGGAAGCGGTCAGCGAGGCGCAGAAGGAGCTGATGACGGTCTACCACAAGCCCTGCTTCTTTCTCATGGAGGCCGCCTACCCCACCGACGAGGCGGACGGCGACCTGAGCGATTGGGCGCTGCAGATGGAAGCAGACCGCAAGCGGATCAAGAACTCCGATATTCAGGTCTGCGCCGCATGGGGCCGCCTTGTACGGCTGGACGGCACCACGCAGATCGTCAACCTCGCGGGCCTCGCCTCCGGGCGCTACGCCATGACGAAGGTGAGCGTGTCCATCGGCAAGACCAAGGATGAGGACGCGCTGGGCTTCCCCAAGACGAAGCTGCTGGAGCTGGTTCCCATCGGCTACGACAGCACCGTCATCGAACTGCTGGACGTCGCGGGCTATATGACCTTCCGCGAGTACGATGGCCTTGACGACATCTTCGTCTATCACACGAAGATGATGTGCAAGAACGGCAGCGACTTCCGCTATGCCGAGGACGTGCGTGTGAAGAACAAGATCATCCGCGAGACCCGCAAGAAGGCGCTGCAGTTCAAAAACGACGACATTGACCTTGAGGACATTCAGGGCGAGCTGGACGCGCGGGCGAAGTTCATCAGCGTGCCGCTTGACCGCATGGTGGAGGACAAGGAGATCAGCTCCTACGAGACCACCGTGGACGAGAGCTGCTACGATACCTTCCTCGAAGATGAGACCATGAGCGTCATCATCCGCTACCTCTCCAGAGGTTACATCCGCGAGGTCGTCATCGACATCGGGCGCTCGGCTCTGAGCAGCAACTAAGAGAGGAGGACAGGCAATGCTGAAGGTAAACGGAAAAGCCTACGATTGGGGCGACGTGGATCTGAAAATCCCCGGCCTGAACATTCAGGTGCAGGAGATCAGCTACGACGACGAGCTGGAGATGGAAGAAGTCTACGGCTCCGGCTCCAAGCCGCGCGGCTACGGCACGGGCAACTATAAGGCGTCCGGCAAGCTCTCTATGCTCCGCGACGACTACGACGATCTGCTGGCCTACTGCAAGCAGAAGGGCGTTCCCTTCTACAAGATGGAGCTGCCCTCCATCATCGTCTCCTACGCCAACGAGGGCGCACGCACGAAGATCGACGAGCTGAAGAAGGTCAAGTTCTCCAAGCGCAGCAACAAGGCGGCGCAGGGTGACAAGAGCCTCACCGTCGACATCGACATGATGATCGTCGGCGGCGTGTATCAGGACGGTGTCGCGCCCGTCTAAGGACAACATTTTTGAGAATAACAAGGAGGAAGTCACACTATGGAAAACACCAACAACCAGACCCCCGCCCGCAGCAGCGAGGAACAGCTCAAGGCCAAGTACGGCGGCAAGCTCTACCGCGTCGGCATCACCGTCCCTGTGGATGATGAGAGTGAGAAAGAGTTCTCCTACTACTTTAAGCGCCCCACCGTCCCCAGCTATGACCGCTACATCAAGACCGCTGCGCAGGGCATCACCAAGGCAAGCAAGGCGTTCATGCTGGACGCGGTCATCGACGAGGACGCCGAGCGTCTGACGAAGGACATGGAGGAGAACCCCGGCATCGCGATCTCTATCGGCAATAAGCTGACGGAGATCCTCGGCCTGACGGGTACGGCAAATTTGAAGAAGCTCTAAGAGAACGGGTCGCGGAGGTACGGGAGAGCTTCGTGGAGCGCGGGCTCCTTGAGATCTATCGTTTTGTGCCTCCGCCTCTCTTAGAGACCTTTGACCCCGAAACGATTGACGACGTCGACGAGTTCCTCGGATGGGTCGCAAAGGCCCGCTTCATGCAGGAGCTTGAGGAGGGCATCGTCACCCGGGCGATCGTGCGAGCGTTCCCCGAGTGACGGCCTCCCGTCGCCGATCGTTTTTCCGCCTCTATCTCAAACTGGAGGTGAAAGCAGAAAATGAGTTTAGAGTCCGTATTTAAGCTGTCGCTCATTATGAACATGATCGACAACCTCTCCGGGCCGATGGCGGGCGTGGCGTCCAAGGTCGGCGCAAACGTCTCCAAGCTGGACGCCGCAAGCCAGACCTTCGGCAACATGGCAAAGGCGGGCGCGGCGATGCAGGAGACGGGCTCGCAGATCGTAAACGCTGTGCTCGCCCCGGTAGAGGCGACCTTTGAAACGCGGCGTGCGCTGGGTGAGCTGGCCTCGCTGGGCGTGCAAGACCTTGAAGCGGTCGAAAACGCCGCACGCAGCTTCTCCGATCAGTGGGCGGGCACGTCGAAGGCGGACTTCATCAGCGCGGCCTACGACATCAAGAGCGGCATCGCCTCCCTCTCTGATGAGGGCGTCGCAGAGTTCACAAGCCTCGCGGCCCTGACCGCAAAGGCGACGAAGTCCACGGCGGGCGAGATGACCTCGCTGTTTGCCACAGGCTACGGCATTTATAAAGACTACTACAGCGACCTGAGCGACATGGAGTTCGGCGAGATGTTCTCGGCTGGCATCTCCGACGCCGTCCGAGCGTTCAAGACCTCCGGCTCCGGCATGGCACAGGCGATCCAGAACCTCGGCGCATCGGCGACCACGGCGCAGGTGCCACTGGAAGAGCAGCTCTCCGTCTTGGGTATGCTGCAGGCCACAATGGGCGGCGCGGAAGCGGGCACAAAATACAAAGCCTTCCTCCGCAGCGCCACCAAGGGCGGCGAGGAACTGGGGCTCAAATTCACAGACGCCAACAACCAGCTCCTGAGTATGCCGGAGATCCTCGACATCCTGCGGGGCAAGTTCGGCGAGACAATGGACGCCGCCGAGAAGATGGAACTGCAGAAAGCCTTCGGCGACACCGAGGCCGTGGCGCTCATCGACCTGATGTATAACAAGGTCGGCGACCTGCAGGACAACATCGTCAATATGTACGGCTCGCTCGGAAAGGGCGTGTCGGTCACGGAGCAGATGGCCTCCGCCATTCAGGAGACGGAGCCGGAACGCTTCGAGCGACTCAAGCAGCGCATCCACAACGTCACCGAGAGCATCGGCAACTCCTTGCTCCCCACGGTCAACGACCTGATGAGCAAGGGCGAGGGCGTGCTGACGAAGGTCGGCTCGTGGATTGAGAAGAACCAAGAGCTCGTCAAGGTCATCATGCTCATCGTTCTTGCGGTGGGCGGTTTCCTCGCCGTAGGCGGCACGCTGATCGCCCTGATCTCCGGCGTCGGCCTCGTCGTGACAAAAACGGTCAGCGCGTTCAAGATACTCAAGGGCGGCTTCGCACTGGCGCGAGGGGCGCTCACACCGCTCATATCCTCGGTGTGGAGCTTCACGGCGGCGCTGCTGGCCAACCCCGTCACATGGGTCGTCATTGGCATTGTGGCCCTCATTGCGGCGCTGGTGCTACTCTACAACAAGTGTGAGTGGTTCCGCAATGCGGTCAACTCCGTCATCAACTTCTTCAAGGAAACGCTGACGGCGGTGGGCTCGGTCGCGAAGTCGGTGTTTGAAGGCATCGGGAACGTGATCGGCTCCGTCATGGACGCGGCAAAGGCGACCGTGTCCGAGAAGCTGTCCAACATCAAGACGGCCTACGAGGAACACGGCGGCGGCATTTCCGGCGTCGCAGCGGCGGCGATGGAGGCGGTCAAGGGCTGGTACACAGCGGGCTACACCTTCATCGACAACCTCACGGGCGGCAAGCTCTCGGAGATCCGTGGGAAGTTCTCGACGGCCATGAGCAACATCGTCCAAGGCATCTCACAGAAGTTCACCGACGCACGCACCGCCTTCTCCAACGGCCTGAACAACATCAAGAACGCCGTCTCCGGCGCGGTCACGTGGTTCTTCGAGTCCGGCAAACGGATCGTGTCCACCTTTGCAAACGGCATCAAGTCCGCCTTCAGCAGCGCGGTCGAGGCCATAAAGGGCGGCTTGCAGAAGATCCGCAACCTCCTCCCGTTCTCTGACGCGAAGGAGGGGCCGCTGTCCACGCTGACCCTGTCCGGCCAACGCACCATGACTACCTACGCTCACGGCCTGACGCTGGCGGGCGACGCCCCGGCAGCGGCGATGAACAAGAGCCTCCAGCAGGTGCAGGGCGCTCTTGACCGCGAGCCAGAGAAGAAGATCGACCTCGGCGGCGGGAAGAAGGACAAGGATGAGAGCGGCGATGAGGGCGGCTCCGGTAAGGGCAAGCAGGTCATCATCCACAAGCTGCTCATCCCGGTCGACCTCAAGAAGATCAAAGACCTGCAGCAGCTCCTCGCTCTTTTGCAGGAGGTCGAGGACTACGCAGCGGCCAACGAGGACGGCGAACCCGGCGACGACGAGGACGCCGCCCCGGCCCCGGCATAAGGAGGACGCTATGATCTATGTAGAAGACGAGCTGATCAAGCTCAACGGCGTTGTCCTCCCCGGTCTCGTCAAAAGCATCGAGGTCATTGAGACCGCGAAGGTGGACGAGCAGGAGGTCGAGGGCAGCGCCACCAAGCCGAAACAGGCAACGGGCTACGAGGACGCCAAGGTCAACATCGAGCTGATCATTGACGACACGCCCTCGCAGACCAAGTACCAGCGATACGCAACGCTCCGGGCGATCTTTCGTTCGCCCGGGCAGAGCGTGCCGCAGCCCATCCCCATCGTCAGCGAGGACACCGCCGCACACGGCGTGGAGAAGGTCATCTTCAAGAAGCTGTCCCACAAGGGCGA